CTGTATAGCGTCATTCGCCATTACTCCGCTCCTTCAATATATCCAGGGCTGTAAGAACATCCTCAGCCGTTACGAATTCTTCTCTACTTAATCCAGTAGCAATTGCTAGATTCCAAAGAATCCAGTTTATGCTTCCGCGCTCGTAACTTTTGGGTCTTCTTCACCCGCTCTAACGTCGGCTACTGTTTCACTCCAAATTTCGTAAGACTTAACAGGCTTGCCTGCGTTCTCACGCTTGTAAGCGTTATAGGCTAAAAACATTAAATCCCAAATTCCAATGACTTCTTGAGCCTTTGAAATTGTGTGACCTGTAGCCTTTTCCCATTTAGCCCACTCAGGTGGCTGAGCCGTATAGGTTGCAGTTTCGCCTGAGTTATATTCGATTGTGATTGGTAGTTTCATTTGTTTGCTCCCGTTTGTTTACTATGCTGAGAATGTCTCGGCAGGTGTACCAACTACTGTAAGGCTCCATGAGTCAGTTTGAGCGCCTGGTGCTGCTCCGCCGACTGCAGGGAATACTGGCAAGACGTTACAAGTAAATACTGCACCTGTAGCGGCTGTAAGCGAAACTGCCAAAGTGGTGTTAGGTGCTGTCTCAGCGGCTGTCCACATGGCTTCAAATAGTGATGATGCTGCGCCCCAGTCTGCTAGCAGGTCAATCGCTAGTGTCCACTGGTCATCTGTGTGCTTGTAAGCCTTTCCATCAAGTGTCTGAAAAACATCGATAGTTGGGCTGTTTGTGAGTGTGACGCTAGTTGTCTGCGCATCATAATTAACTGTTGCGATTGTCAGGACTAGGTCGCGACCCGTAATGACTGTTGTTGGCATTATTGGTTCTCCTTATGCTGTCTGCGTATAGCGGGTGCTTACGCGTATATCTGCGACCAGCAAGTTGCTAGCGCCTACTTGTGTAACTGTTGGCCTTTCGACCGCGGTAACTTCATACCCGCCAGGGATAAGAGTTACCACACTTGTAATCAGTTGCTCCAGGTTATCCAGGCTTGCCGGATTGCTGTTATAAGCAACTGCGCATGTAATTGTAAAATTGAGTTTAGTTCTAAATGTGCCATTACCGATTGTTTCAAATTCCATGTAAGGCGAATCAGGGACCAGCATTACCGCAGGGACCGGGACTTGCTCAGGGACGTAACTAAATACGTTTGCGGTCACTGTCGCTAGCGCTGTAGCGAGTGGCTGGCGAACTGCAGATAGAATAGTAGATGGCATTACTGGGCTATCGTCTCTACATCAACATAAGCGCCTAACAAACCTGAAACACGGTTATAAAGACTGCGTCCCATTCTAAATGGTGTTGGAGCAAAATCCACGCCTTCAATCTGTCCACCTGGGGCAGTGCGTGACTGGAATACTTCCACTGATACTACAAGGATTGCAGACTCAACGGCAGAGACTCCGACATAAGTTGAAGCGCCTGAAAGGGTTGCAGCGCCTGCAGGAATGACGTTCTTCTCATTTACATTCGCTGCGTCAATTGTGGCTGAAAATGTAAAGTCTGAAACGCCTGTTAAAACTGTGTGTGTACCATTGAAGGGAACTCCGCAGCCTGTGACTACTACGCTCTGACCTTCAGTGAATTCGTGAACTAGAGTCGTAGTAAATGTTGCTACGTCATCCGATAGTTCAACTTTTGAAACAGGTGAGGAAAATGTATTAAGTAGCGGCAAAATTACCTGCTCGCTAGTGTCAATTACATCCGCTAAATAAGTGTCATCATAAAGGGAAGAAGAGACGCCTAGCACCTGGCGCAATTGCGCAACTGTGATAATGGATGGCATCTCTTCTTCTCTCTAATAGGGGTGGGGAGCGACCGGGAGCAGCCGCCCCCCACGATTAATTGACTACGCTACGTTTAGTTTGCGGAATGCAGATGGGTAACGGTTTACTACTGCGACATAGCCGTAGAGTCCGATTTCAATCTGCCCGTTTGCTACGACGTTTGCGCGTAGTTCGATTTGGGCTCCTTCGTGGAAACGCATTGCGTTTGAAGGATAGACAAGTGCATGCTTTGCGTTAGCGTCATCACCTGTGTAGTTAGCATCAACTACGAGGCCTAGGCCTGCAACTGAACCCGCTGTTGAACCCTGTGTTACAAGGCCGTTAGCGTTTTGTGGTGCAGCCGCTGCGTAGATTGGGCGACCTGTTGTATCAACTGCAGCGAGAAGTCCCGCAAAGTCGATTCCGTCTTCTCCACCTGTGTTAGCGACAAGAAGGCGGTTAGGTGTTGAGCGCATTACTCCGTATGAGTCTGCGATACCCTTTGCAATTGCTGCGTAGATAGTTGCTGCAGATGATGCTGTTGCACCTTGTGAAGCAATCTGTGCTGCGTATGCATCTGTCTTTTGAGCGTAGGATTCAGCCAACTCACGGAGATAAAGGTCTAAAAATCCTGGCTCACTGCGGTCAAGCAGTTCGACGTCGATTTTACCAGCGCCTGCGAACTTAACTACTGTGTCTTCCTGGAAAGTTACTGTTGTGTCTGTTGATGCAAACTCTGCGCCTTCAGCGGTTACTGCAACTGAAGCCTTTGTGCCCAACTTAGGTGTGAAAATCTTCATGCCTGATGCTGGAAGTGCTGCGCGCTCGATTGAATCAATAAATGGACGTGAGTTATCAATAATTCCGATAACGTCGCGTAGGTAAGTTGGGGGAACCATTCCTGTGTTCTCAGCAACTGTTGCAACCTGTAGGGCTGCAATAAGGTCACGTGCATCTGCGTCGCCGCGTGATGCCTGGATTTGTGCCATTGCAAACTGTCCCGCTGTTACGTCGGTGTTAATGCGTGGCTTTGAATATGCAACTGGTGCAGATGGTGCTGCAGCAATTACCTGTGGCATAGAGGCTTCAACCGCTTCGGTTGTTGTTGCCTCTGAAGTGGTTTCAGACACTAGGCCTTCTCCTTCGGTTAATGGAATTTCCTCGACTGGAATTTCCTCTGTGTTTTCAGATGCCGCAACTCTCGCGGAATCTATCGCCGGGTCAGTAACCAGCGAAATCTCGATAAGACGTGCTGCAGTAATGTGCATTACTCCGTCTTCGTTTTTCCATGAATTAACTTTTACGCCTACTGAAAATCCGTCACGCAAACCAGTAGATGCTTCCACTAGCGCGTCTTCGCCTGCGCTTGTCTTAGCAACATGAAAAACTGCATCCACGCCTTCAGGTGTAATATCAAATGATTTTAAAGTCCCAATTGGACGGGTACGCTCATGCTCAAGAAGAAGTTTTGTTTTCTTGCCAAATTCGATTGAGTTAGGCTCAAATACTGTCTCGCCTGCAGATGTGTAACCCTTTTCACCCCAGGTAACTACTCGGCCTGCAATTTCGCGCTTATCAAAGTCAGCGGCGACTACATTCATTGAGAAATTAATTTCCATTGTTGATTAGGTCCTCTTCTTCCTGGATTTGCTCTACTGACATAGCGCCAATTCGATTTAAGATTTCATAAACCTGTGCGCGCTGCATTGGCTCGCCACGTAAGAAATCATCTAGGTCATGGCGAATAACTGTGCCTGCAGGTACAAAATCAGGCTGTGATAAACGCTGTTCAATAGCAATAAGCACTGGACGCAAAGAAAAATCTACAAGTGATTTACGCTCTGAGATAGCGTTTGAATAAGTCATGCTATTAGGCTCTGCAGACAAGAAGTAAGCAGGAATGCCTGCGGCTCTTGCTACTTCCAAAGCAATATACTGGCGGGCTTCCGCGAGTTGAAGTTTGGATGGGTCAAAACCTAAAACTTGTAAATCTACATCTGCGTTTAGGAAGGCTGTAGTGTCGCCATCCTGGCGTGAACGATTAAAAGAAGTAATTAAAGCCTTGATGCGCTCTGCAGTTAGATTTGCACCAGTTGATTTAAGAACTGTTGCAGGTACTGGAGTCTTTGCATACTTTTCTACTGCGCGCTCCATATACATGGCTGCGCGAATTGTGCGGCCTGCGCGGTTAAAGAATCCTTCGTCTAATCCTGGGAAATAGATAACTGAACCGACGCCTGATAGTGGCACTGCTTTGCCATCAATCATGTAACCGATAATTTCAGTCATGTTGCTATTAAACTGTGGACTTACGCGGTCAAATGCAACGTAGGACCAATCTTGAATACGTCCATCTGCATAAACTGCGTTTACTACGCCGTAGCCTGCTCCGCGTGCCCAAATATCAAATGAAAGCCATGAATAAACTACTGCACCTGAAATTCTTGCGTCAGGTTGGTTAATGCAACGGTTAGGCTCTAAATGCTGGCCAGTGCTTTTAACATATTGCTCTTTCGGCAAACTTGCCACGGTTGAGCAGATAATTCCTTTAGCGCGAGCCACTGAAGGTACACTCATGGCTTCGATTGGGTTAGCCACGATAGTGCTGGCGTTCATTACCCCATAAGGATACTGAACATTGAAAGGCTGAAGTGCTGCCTCTACATCCACGATTTCAGGCGTTGGATTAGATGCGCGAAAAATATCAAAGAGTCCCATTGGTATAAATTATACATGAGAAGTGCGTCACATGATAACTATATCAACTTCAGTTTCCGGCGGTGTCGCAAAATGGCAAACCATGGCCATGGCAACCGCTGCGCAAATAGTGGCGTTGGAAACCTTGCGGCCTCAATACCACCCACCCTCCTTAAATGGAAGTTAGGATGGCGCAATCTGCCTGAAGTAATCGCCGAAAGCATTTCATCACACGCCTGACCGTATAGGGCCCCGTCAATCGGGGTGGTGTTGATACCGGCGGGTGCAAATAGTGCAGCAACCGCTCCCGAAGTCTGCCTAGAGTAAGCAATCGTCTGTGTTGGAAACTTGCGAACCCAATCGGCTATATCGTTGGCTATTTGCTTTGCGTCTAGGTTTACCGGGTTAGTCCAAGTCTGAAGTAAAACTACGTTGATGTTATCCCCGTCGCGTTGGCCGGCAATTAAGGCGGCTTCCTGGCGATTCGGTGACAAATCAATAGCCATCCAGGTTTCGCTTTCCCTATCTAACTTCAAGCCGTCAACTGCAGCCGCTTTCCAGTTAGTAGGGTTGATGGCTGGGTTTATTACCGAAACCCACTGACAAAGTAATTCTGTGCGGATAATTGATTCATCATCTTCAAGTGCTGCGGCAAAGTTATCGTGGGACATAGTATGGCCAAGGCTTGGGTTTGCCTGGGCAAAGGCTTCCCAGTTGGGTTCTCCATTGGGTAAACGAATCGCGCAGCCTTCTTCAGCGCTCCATTCAAACCAGCCGATACGGTCGTTATTGCCAGCGGCTGCAGCAAGGCCGCGCTCGCGAAGGCGGTTTAAGATTATCGAATGCTGGTCGCCTGCGTTACTGAAAATTATTGTCTGCGGGTTGGGATTAGACATTTGGGTGAAGCGAAGGGATGACCACACTTCATCATCCTTAAACTCACGGACTTCATCCATGTAAACGGTGTCAGGTGCTGCAATACCGCGAGCAGCCGAGTTATTGGCTCGGACTAGGTAGCGCTCACCGGTTTTTAACTTGATTTCCTGGCTTCCCTTAGTTTCGTACTTCTTTAGGAATCTATCTACCAAATGAGAATAGGAATTAATAACATCATCAATCTTCCAAAAGATTTCTGAGGAAGTAGTCAGTTTGTGGGCAGTGTGAACCTGCAGTTTTTGGTTCAAGCCAAACATTCGCCATAGAATCATCAACTGCATGAAAGTAGATTTACCATTCTGACGGCTGATAATTACCCCCACTTCTTTAAAGTAGAACTTATCGTTTTCGTCCACCTTGCAGATTTCGTGGGCCAGCCACTGTTGCCATGGCAGCAAAGGAAAGCCGATAGACTCGCAAAACTCTATGAAATCTATGCCTAGACTCGGCAAATCCGGGCTTTGGGTCCAAATACGAGGCTCCAAAACCCCCTGTACGGGCGATTGAGGGCTATTTGAGGCGTCTAAGGTCATATCGGGTCAGTCTAGTCGTTATCGGGGCTGTAGTGGGCTATTGAGCCGTTTTCAGGGGTATTAAGAACATGAGGGGTCATGGGTGTTTTCGGCGTACTAAAAAACCTACCCCCCTTAGATAGATTGCACTGCACGCAAAGCAAC